ATCCTAACCAGGACCACAATGCCCATTTCTTTTCTGTGAAAAATCTAAACATAGTCTTTTCCTTTTATAAAATGCAGATTATTAACTGCATACAGAACTATTTATCCTAAATTTGTCTTGTATAATTCAAAATCGGATAAATACATTATAACAAGGAAAACCACATGCCAAGACTCAGTTTATACAAACCTTTTAAAGGAAATGATTATAAGTTTATGGATCACAGTATCCGTGAACAATTTGACATAGGCGGAACAGGTATACATGTACACAAATACCTAGGACCCGATGTACAACAAGGTAATAATGACCCTAGTGAACCAAACTACGGCAGTGGATTAGAAATTGACAATATCACTGGAGAAGAAATTAATCCCGAAGGCTTAATTGACGAAACAAACATACAAGACTTATTGTTTATGGAAAACAGAGATCGTAAATACGATCCTGATGTTTTTGAACTACGTGGCGTATATAATGTAAGTGACAATGACTTTGATTTAACACAATTTGGTTTGTTTTTAACAAACGATACATTGTTTATTAGTTTTCATATTAATGATATGGTAGAACGTATGGGGCGTAGACTTATGCCCGGTGATGTAATTGAATTACCTCATTTGCGTGATGAATTATTACTTACCAATGACAGAGAGGCTATTAATAAGTTTTATGTTGTGCAAGATGCTGCAAGAGGAAGTGAAGGTTTTTCACAAACTTGGTATCCACACATTTGGCGTGTTAAAGTAGCACCACTAACAGATACACAAGAATACGCAGATATACTTGGTACTGCTAGTGATCCGGATAGTCTTAAAAATGATGTTAGTTCTTACAAAACAGAACTTAACATTAGTAATGCTATTGTGGCTTCTGCAGAAGCGGCCAATCCAAATAACTTACCACTAGCTGATCATTTATTTGGACAAGCAGACGATAGTACAACATATGAACACGGTGAAGTATTGCAACAAGGTGATCAGTTTCCTGCTCAACCAAACGAAGGTGAGTATTTTGTAAGAACAGATTTTACGCCTAACAGACTTTTTGTTAGACGAGGTAATAAATGGCATAGATTATATGATAATGTTAACGACCAAACATGGAGTGATAGAACTTATAATGCAAGTAGCTTTATTAATAATAATTCTACTAGTGTCGTTAATAACCAAGAACAACCTGAGAAACAAGCACTATCTCAGGTAATTAAACCAAAGAGTGATTTTGAATAATGGCACAACAATACTTTTACGATAAACAAATTAGAAGATACATTCAGCAGTTTATAAGACTGTTCAGTGGTTTTAGTGTACAAATGGGTAAGAACGAAAACAACCTTTCCATATACCAACAAGTACCAGTACGTTACGGTGATATAAACAGAATGGCGGCACATATAACTAGAGAAAATTCAGAAAACGTTATGAATACCGTGCCATTTATAAGTTGCTATGTAACTTCGTTAGATATGCTATCAGAAAGACGTACATACCAAGATCACGTAGACAAAGTTCAAGTAAACGAAAAAAAGTATGATCAGACTACAGGTGAATATACTAATGAGCTAGGAAATCAGTATACTATCGAGAGACATGCACCTGTTCCTTATAAACTAATAATGAACTGTGACATTTGGACATCAAACACAGACCAAAAACTACAATTAATGGAACAAATACTAGTGTTGTTTAACCCAACACTTGATATAAGGACTAACAGTAGTCCAGTTGATTGGACTGCTTTGAGCATGGTAGAATTAACAAATACAACATGGAGTACAAGAAGTGTCGGATCAAGTATTGACGATATTATTGACGTTGCAACATTAACATTTGACATTCCTATATACATTACTCCGCCTGCTAAAGTAAAACAACAAAAACTTATTCATACAATTATTAATGAATTATATAGCTTAGATGATGATGACTTAGATAGCTTTAAAAGTAACGAATCATTTAATACTGAAACATTAAAATATACAATTGTTACATATGAAGATAAAAAAGTTAAGTATGAGAATGACACGATGCAATTATTAAATAATCAAGGTTCTAATTTAGACACCAACGGAGAAATCTTAAGTTGGAGCAAAGAACTAACTCCATTTGGAACATTACGTGACGGAATAAGTCAAGTGAGATTACGAAAGGGAGCAGATCCATCAGACAATGATGATGATATAGTTGGACGATTAGAAGCACATCCAAGCGATCCTAATTTACTAAATGTTACTATAGATACTGCAACGTTAAGAACAAATACTCTTCAACCAATTGACGGTGTTGTTGACCCTAGCAAAAATTACCCAGGAGACGGAAGTGTTCCTAGTGTTGTTTCTGGTCAAAGATATGTTGTTTTAAATGATTGCCCAGTGTCAGCACAATGGACTAATGTAGTTGCTAATAAAAATGATATAATCGAATATAATGGATCAAGTTGGGTTGTGAGCTTTGATAGTTCTACAATAAATGATACACAATACGTAACAAATGTTTCAAGTGATGATCAATTGGAATGGAATGGCACAGATTGGATTAATAGCTATGAAGGAATTTATAATTCTGGATACTGGCGAATATATCTGTAATACAGATGACCCGTGTGACGATTGTACCCATTGGATAGGACATATATGATAACAGCAAGTGGATGTATATTTTTAAGTATAGATACTGGCAGAGTAATGCTACAACAAAGAAGTGGTGAGGTTAATCATCCTAGAACATGGGGCTTTTTTGGTGGTAAATCTGAAGGTAACGAAAGACCTATAGAAACGCTATATAGAGAAATTGAAGAAGAAGTTGGTTTAGTTCCATCTATAGAAAAAGTTATTCCCATAAATAAATTTACCAGTCCAAATAAAAAATTTGTGTACAATAGTTTTGTTGTTACAGTACAAGACGAATTTATACCCGTACTAAACAATGAAAGTGACGGGTATTGTTGGGTTAAAATTGGAAACTGGCCCAGACCAGTACATCCTGGTGCAAAGATACAGTTTAACTCAAAACAATTTGTTAAGAAACTTAAAACTGTACTTGCACATCAGATTAAAAAATAGAAATATTAAGTTATTTTCTTTTTCATAGAAGCAACAAACTGCTCACGTAACCATTCAAAATCATTAATTTTATTTAAGGCTTCAATATCATCTTTGTGTTCAAGTCCGTATGTTTTGCCTTCATTAGCACCTTTGATACAATAACGTCCAAAACGTTCTCCGTTATCAACTGTACACCATGTTTCTAATCTTGAATCAGTTTCTTCCTGATTTTGATTTGGATTAACAGAACTAGCTAACTTAACACATTCACGAAATGCACTACGCCATGTTCTGTATGGATCTTTATTAAATCTTGTAATGTTTGACACATCCTTGATTGGCTGGTAGAAAGAAGTACCTGTTGTATAATCTGGTAATTCGTGTCCCAATGATAATAATTGTTCACGTGGGAACAATTTAACTGCTCCATATCCATATTCTAAATCATTGATAGGATTTTTAGAGCTCCATACATATGTTGTATTCTTACGCTTACTCATTGGTGGAATAAAATCAAAACTAAAGTGTCCTGAAATATCTGCATCTGCATCAACTATGTATACCATTTCGGTTTTTGCTAGTTCTCCAACTTTTTTATGTGCATTTCCAATACCTTCAACATTTTTTACATGTTGTGCGTCTTTAAATCTATCTCTTAATTTTGTAAAGTTTTCATCTGCTTCAGCTTCGTGAAAACTAATCATAAACACATCAAATTCTGCAACATGATAGCTAGATACAATTTTATTTTGTACTGTTGTATGCGAAACACCATTAGTAGGCACTAACTGAATATCTCCCCAACTAACAGGTCTATTTGTTCGTTTAACTACTCTGGGAAATGTATGAATTACATTTTTTGCAAGTCCATCACCTGGTTTGTATGTCCAAGGAAAATTAGGATTTATTTCAATATCATCAAATACTACCCACACCATGTCTGCTTTATCTTTATAAGTAGATGCTGTTTCCAGTAGTGAATCTTCGTCTTTTATTTTAACAGGAGTCTTAATAACTGGATATGAATCAAAAATAAATTTCTTTAATCTATCCCAAGGTGTTATAACATTCTGTCCTTGATATTCTCTTTGTACATTGTGTAAATTAATCATTGCAATCGCCCTTAATTGTATATGCACGTGTTCCTATATGTGCAATTCTGTCACTTAACTCGTGACTAACATTTACTTCGTATCCATTTTCGTTTGCTAGATTACAAAAGTAAATATCTTCTCCTACTAAACTAGTATAACCTTCGTTATACTCAATTTTATAATGAGGACGAGAAATATTTTCGTATACTTCTCTTTTTACTAACATCATTCCACTTCCTACGGCCCATACTTTTTCAATTCCTTTTCCTGTAAAAACTCTGCTATCTAAATTAGCTTTGCTTTTAAAGGCAACTGGCCTGTGGGGCGGAACTCTTGTTGAGTAATTTCCAGCAACAATATCTTTGTTTGCTGCTAATAGTATATTTAGCGTATCTACTGGAAACTGCATGTCTGCATCAATCCACATAATATGAGTGCAATCTGTTTCTAATGCTTGATCTACTAACTGTTGTCTTTGCATTGCAACTTCACTACCCATATTAAAATGTAATGAAGTTGCAAGCCCAGTTTCGCCACACTTTTTTTGAAGCATGGCTAAACTATAGGCAAAGACCGCTGTAGTCTGATTTTGCACAGGAACACAAATTGCCACATTAGCGGAATTGTCTTTCTTGTAATAATGGTTAGTTACACTGACCATTAATTATTTTTCAGAAGCTAGTTCTGACTGAAGTTCAGCTTCAATTTGCTGTACTTCGTAATTTAATTGTTTAGCAATCGAAGTTGCTTCTTTGACACATGCCGAGAATGCCTCATCTTGTAATGAAACCATATAGTTCATATGTTCTGGTTGTACCTTACCTAATGTAAGAATGTCAATTGCTGCCAATTTTGCTAAACGGTGTACCCAATATTCTTCTTCATTACTTTCAATGTCTCTCATCAGAGATTCAATATCATGCTTCTCTGAGAAATCTTTATAAATGATTTCTAATATTGGTAGATCTGGATGTTGTTGTTCACGAGCTTGTAATAGCTCTGTTGTTAGTGCTTGTGCTTTTCGACCCAGTGTCGGATGTGCACCTAACACAAACGTTTCAATTTCAAAACGTGTTCTTATACTCATTGTTTTCTCCTGTGGTTGAGTTTACTTTTGTAAGTTAGTATATTATACTATAAAGTAATAACGCTGTCAATTAAATAACAGCGTTATTATTAGTTTTATTTAGCTAATTAAATTAACCGTGTGAACCTGTTGGGTTCGGGTTTTGCCATCCACCAAACGTAGCTGATAGCTTAATGTTTGAGGTTACTGATGGTGAAATGTAGTTACCTAATGTACTCATAGAAATTGTTCCACTTAGTCCAAAGTAGTTACGTACTGTTCCCATTGTCATTGCGGCGCCTGTTGCTGGTAATGCCATATTGTGACTCCTTGCTTGTAATTATCGATAATTGCATGCTATAGTGCTTGCTATTATATTTATCTTATATACTTCATAGCATATAGTAGTATATTATTATTTATTTTTTTCTGCTCGTTCTTGCTCTTTTTTTGCTTGAGCCATATATAATGTTTGCAAATCATATATATGTTTTTTCATATCTTCTATAGTTTTTTGTTGTTCTTTGATTGCTTCAATTAGTAATCCAGATATATTTCCGTATGCTACAGACTTCATTCCATCGGCATCAGTGTGAACTACTTCTGGGAAGAACTCTTCTATTTCTTGTGCAATAACACCAGTGCTATGTCTGCCGTCTTTTTCGAAATTAACACCTCGTAAACAATTAACTACGTCTACTGCATTAGTTATTGTTTCTACGTTTCTTTTCAACCTTTGATCTGAATAAGCAGTAACGTCACCAGTTGCAGTAAAGTCACCCGTGTAACTTCCACTCATTGTGAATTCTGTACCAGTTAATGTTAATCCATTACCTGCTGTATATGTTGTATTTGTATCTGTTGAAGATATAACATTAGAACCATCTATTGCTACATTTGTTCCAGCTGTGTATGTTGTGTTAGTATCAGTGTTTGTATCCGTGCTACTAATAGTAAAGTTAGGATAAGTTCCACTGATACTTGTAGCACCCGAACCTGTCAGACTTACAGTTTGATCTGGTGCAGTATTTTGAAACTCTGTTCCAACTAAGTTTAATCCTGTGCCTGCTGTGTATGTTGTGTTAGTATTACTTGTTTGTGCAACCCATGATAAATCACCATTACCATCTGTTTTTAGAACTTGATTAGCTGATCCATCAGCTGCAGGTAATTTAAATATTGTATTACCAGAACTATCAATTTGATGAATTCTAGCGTCTGCACTTGTGCCAACTGCTAATCCAACTTCATTTGCTGTTCCTAAGTTACCAAATATAACAGAAGCACTATCTGATAATGTGCATCCTACCATTTCAACTGTGCCATTTAATAAAACTTGACCTAGTCCAGTATTAGAAGATAAGTTAGTTGCATTATCAAATGCCCATAATCCTATAATCTCACCAGTTATTAATCCACCACTTAAAAAGTCTATATCACCCAATAAACAAACGTCTTGTCCTTGATTTGTTGATGATGTTATTGCTAGACCACCACCGTTTACTGTAGCTTCTGTGAAGCCACCCATTTCTATAGTAGTTAAATTTGAGCCTGATCCAGTAGTAATAGAAAAATCATCACTACTTGTAGTAATATCGTATGTCTGTAAATCTAAGTTGCCGCCGAGTTGCGGTGTCGTATCTTCTACTAGATTGTTTATAGATACTGCCTGTGCTCTTGCATCTGTGTAATATAAATTTCCTGCTTCTGTAATATCGTCTGTATCTAATGCGCCTGTTCCGCCTGTTACTGCACTATCTACA